GCCGTCATAGCGCATGCCTTTAAACTCGCCTGGTGTCATATCCGCGACATATCGATACGCGCTAGACAGCTCCATTTGCTCACCGCTTTCAATACCTGCAATGGCTTCTGAATCCCAGACGGCCAATGAGCATTTTAAGTAACCGTCCTCAAACTTGGCATCGCTGCCAGTCGTACCGACAATTACGTCTTTCTGCGGCTCGTCTGCCGATACCGGAATATGCTTACTCAGTAACGGCAGGTTGTTGAACGTCTGAACAGCCTTTTCAAGCTCTTCAGGGTCTCGCAACATGTAATAAACCTTTGTCGGCTCTAATCCCAATTTGTCATGATTTGGAATTTCACTGCCGTAATAAGGATTTACCGTTGCTTTGCTGATATTGGAAGTCTCAACGTGCAATCGGCCATCTTCATCGTATGACCGCATGGAACGGTCTTGAGCTAATTGCAGTTGCTTTCTGTACCAGCGCGGATCATCGCAATCCATTGCGTAAGTTTCGTCTAAATAATCCATAATCTAATCCGGATACCATCCGCCATTACGTTCAATTTTTTCGTCCAACTCTCTCATTCTATCCTCGTAATCTTTCTTGGCTTCCGCATCGATTCTGTCGAATAAAGCCTGTTTTTCAGGCTCAAATTTACGGGTATATTGAGAACTAAACTCTCGTATAGCGGCATCAAATGGGTTAAATCCCTCTCCGCCCTCATTGACAATATCGTTGTACCGCTTACTCTTCTTGTACAAGTCATCTAAATGAGCCTTTGCTTCAGATTTGGACATATTGTTTATATCTACTTTCTTCGCTGGCGTATTTTGGTTGCTTGTTGAAGCGGTAGGCTTAGATGTAACAGGTGCTTTGTAATCAGGGCTGAAATGCTTAATCTCTTCAGCTAATTCAACACCAGGCGGCAGATACCATTGTTTCTTGTCAGGATTCCATTTTGCGCCGTGTTTTTTAGCAAGCTCTCGCTGTTCATACGGCACTTTTAAATAAGTGCCACCTGCCTGCTGAGAAGCCTTGAAAGACGCCCAATCCTTGCGATGTTGTTCAAGCTCTGATTTCTGCTCACTTGTGATTGTGTACTCCTTACCGGAAACAAAGATTCTATGACTATCCTTTTTCTTGCCGTCATAAAACTTACCGTTCCAATAAGGGTCTGAATGTTTATTGCGAATTTCAGCGTACCAGTCAGGGATTTTTGGCTCTGATGTAATGTGGCCGATATTCGTTTTTGTGCCATTGCTTGACGGCGTGGATTCAGACGTTTTAGATTCTTCAAACACATCGCCACGCCCCTCAAGCGCAAATAACGCGCGAACGGCATTGCGGGCATTCATCTCAACCTGCTCTTTTTTAGCCTTGTTAGCAGCTTCCTCTGCCTTTTGTTTGGCTATGGTCTTTTCGCTCAATGGCTGCGCTTCTCCGACGGCCTCAACATTTTGACCAGTAAGCTTTGCTAACTCATGCTCAAGCCCTTTTTTAACACCGACAATATGCCCATTCTTAACAGTAACAAGGCTTTTATCAATTGAGGCGTTATCAGGCATTCCATCAACACGATAGCCACCAAAGATAGATTTTTCAGCTTTTATCGGCTGTTTAATTTGAATATGTGTTTCTTTCAAATTAATCTTGGCAGATGGTTTTTTCTTTGTTTTCTGATTTGATTTGTTTAACTGCTCTTGGCTCGGCGTTTTCGCGCCCACAAAGCTCTTACGAACCTCGCTGATTTTTGTACCGTTGAACTTACCGCCCATGCCTTTAGTTACACGGCCTGATTCGTCTAACTCGACATGCGCGCCTTTACCCTCTGAACCGTTTGGCTTGACCGTTATCGACTTGTTATCTTGTGCAAGCAGTCGCCGCGCCTTGTTCAATATGGCCTTTTGCTTCTGTTTCATACTATCCCCATTTGATTACTGCGCGGCTTGAACATCGGCAGTTAATCTCTTCGCCTGGCTGAACCCATTTGCCGTCAAGATACATTCCCTTGCTGACATCAAAGCGTTTACCGTTTGCCGCTACATGGCTAGGGCGTGGCTCTTTGCCTGCGTGAGAATGAAGCCAAATAGCCTCAGTTATCCCAAGCTCTTGCCGTCTCGCTTTCTCAATGACGGCCTTTGCCTTGTTGGTTTGGTCTCGTGCAATAAACGCCGCTCGCCGCTCGCTTACGCCAAAGTCCTTGCGAAGCTCTTTAGATAACTGCGACATGGTGTAACCAGCGTTGACTGACCGCCAGACGCTATCTTCAACACGGCTCAAATACTGCTGACCGATGGAACGAATTAAGCCGACATTGCCGCTCAACGCTACGTCAAATGCGCGGCGCGTTGCTTCTGTCTGAGCAAATCGAACCGTTAGGCCGGCAGAACGTAAAGCCGAAAGAAACGCCTTGTCCGTATGACTCATGGAACGATGTAAAAAAGCCCCTGCAATTTCAGGGGCTAGCGTTTCCAATCGGTTGAACCAGTAACGGAATAAACGGCGTATAGCGGCTTGCAGGCCGTCTGAAAAGCCGTCTTGCGCCAGTCCTTTAGGGTAATGGCTGTCAATCAGGCTTTGCACGTCCTTGCGCATTTCCGCCAGCAGTTTCTTCAGTCTCTTGCGATACGCTGCCTCCACTCCGAGATTCGGCATTATCGGGGACAGTATCACTTCGTTGCTCTGTTTCATCATTCATCCCTAATCCGCCAAAATCATCTTGCATTGGCACTTCGTCCACATCAATGCCGTTATATCCGCTGTCAGTATCTGAAGCCAATCGACCGCGCACCTCTTCAGCGGAAATAACACCAGCCTGAATATATGCGACATCACGATCCGAATCAGATTTGCGGATAGTGGCAAGCTGCGATTCGTCCATTTGCGCCAACGGCACAAACTCAAATGTAATGTTGTCGTCAGTCTCGCCGAATAGATGAAGCTGAACCAGCTTTAACACCTTATCCAGTGGGTCGCGCAATATGTTTTCTTGCAATGCCTTGATATAGTCGTAATAAACGGCTATCTCGCCCTCACTGCTTGCGTTTAATCCGCTAGGCGTTACGCCCAACAGTTTCACAAGCGGCGTATGGCTAGGCATTGCCAGTTGTTCCTGCGCCTGCGCCAATAACGCGTCTAATCCGCTCAATGGCGTGTTGAATTGGAAGAACTCTTCGTTATCCTTATCCAACATCATCAAGCCGCGATTATCCCTGAAGCGGTTATACACTTCCGCGCGTAAGGTCATGTTGACTTCTTCATCACAACCGCCTGACAAAATAGTCGACATATCTGTCTTAATGCCTGACAGCGAGAAGCTATGCAGTAGGTCGCTTACTGAATCAACCGTTCGTAACCAGCGGTCAACATAGGGCATCATCAATTGCGACATGCTCACGCCGCCGAAGTTATAGGCTGACTTAAGCAAATCAGGCACTGGACGGCTAATCAGCGTAAACAGTCGGCTATGATGAATCTCACGCCCCATCACAAACCACGATTTAGGCTTATAGAAGTCTTTGGCTGTCGGGTCTGTCGTATTGCATTGTGCCGGTGCTGTCCACATTGGCTCAATAGGGACTAACGCTTCTAGACAGCCTTTACCAATGGTCTTACTTGTCAGCAACAGCGGATTACTCAGCTTGTCGTTATCCTGACCCTTGATTTGGATCATAATTTGACCACGCCCAAATAAGCCGTCTGATTCAATCGCCTTACGGAAAACATCACGAATGTTCAGCTTCTCGTAACACTCTTCAATCTGTTTAATCTTCTCGCTGTTGTCATCTTCGCCGACAGATTTAATTTCAATCCATTGGCGGGTCATTTCGCTGGCTGTTGTTTCAGTTACACTTCGATACTCTGAAATCTGCGCCAACTCAGCCAAGCGCGGATAACCGATAAAGCCGGTATTAAAAAAGCAACCTGCGCCAAATGCACCAAGATTGCTGTTACAGTCCATCGCTATTGAATTATTCGCCTTTACGCCGTCTGGAAGCTCCGGCATATCTAACCCATACTGCTGAACAGTTTTATCGGGCAATTCCTGAAGCAGTCGGCGCAAGGCTTTTCCATTTACAGCCTTTTGCTGTTTCTTCTTTTTACTCATATTCTGCTCAAAATGTTTGGATTGATATTCAAGCCACCTTGTACAGGCGCAAAGGCCATAATCAAGGCGTCGGCACGGTTAGGGCTTGGAATGCCTCGTTTTGCCATATCCTTTTTGCTCTCAACCTTGACACGCCCGTTATTGTCATAATCGACACGCGGACGGCTTAATTCGGCTTTGAGATACTCAAGGTCTTTAAGACTGCCTGATATGGATATAAGCTCGTCAACAGGATAAGAGTCCCCAAACTCGATAGC